TTAAGTTGGCAATTCTATCACACAAAACCTGCCGAAGTCAAATCGTAACACGCCGTAATCGTAAGATTGTTTAATCGTAACTATGTGAGATTTATCACATTTAGTTATCCACAAGTTATCCACAGGGGGTGCCCCGCCGCATATTTATACATTATTTTGTATATTTATACATTTAAAGATTTGCGATCCCAACGGGGCTTGAACCCGCAGCCTCTACCGTGACAGGGTAGCGATCTAACCAATTGATCTATGGAATCAGGTGAGCAGTTTTATGTCTTACTCAGGACATTTTTTAATTATTTAGCAAGTGATAAAACTTGCTTAACAATTTTATTTTTCTCTGCATTTACGATTGCATCGAAACCACTTGCACCCGCCATTAGGCTGTCAGCATTTTTCTTTGCGATTCGGTGATAGTCAATTCGCTCTGTGAGAGTATTTACAACGCCCCAAGCGGTGTTGCGGATATTAGCATTGTGTGGAGCGTTATACAACTCATCGAGTTTGATAACTTTATTCTCCCACTTAGTTAGCGAAATCTTAGATTCATTCTCAGGCTTAGGATAAATCTTGTTGATGATTTCGTTAAACTTTGCATTGTTCACTTCGATTGCGAACAACTCTTGTGCCTGCTTTTCGAACTCATCCATATACTCGAAAGTTAGTCCAAGAGTTTGGCGGGCTTGAGCAATACGACCTTCAACAGTTTGCGTGTGACGCAACTTGAAAGATTGCTTTGCTTTACGCATAGCAAAATTAAGTGTATTTTGACACATAACTCGAACAGGAGTAATTGCAGATTGAACAGATACTGAACCATCGTGTGAAGTATAAACAACTAGATACAACTTTGTCTCATCGTTTGCACCTTGTGGGTCAAGAACCATTGTGCGAGGAATTGACATAGTACCGAATACAACACGACCATTCTTGAGAGAACCAGCAGATTCCCAATTTACATCGGCATTGCCATCGTGCAAGTTATCTGCGAATGAGAACAGTTCCTCATTCTGAACAACTTTATATCGTGAACCTACAACAGACAGAACATCCTTCTGACCTTCAACAGTTGGAGATTGACGGGTTACGAGAAAATTCTCGCTAACAGTTGTATAGTTATCTGCTAGTAAATCACTAACAGGCTCAAGTTGGATATTCCAATTTGCAAGGTTTGCACCTTCTAGCATTTGCTGGGTTGTTACAGTTTCCTCACCTTGAAACACTTTATTTGCAAAAGTATGCCAAGCAGGATTTGTGCGGAGATTAACAGCAAGAGTATCTTGTCCACTCAAAATTTCCTTAGAGTGAATTGTTGTTCCTTGTGCTGATTGTGGTTGAACTGTGGTCATTTTAGCCTTCTTTCTTTTGGTAATGTATCGTTATTCTAGCATATGCCACTGACATTTGTCCACTTGATAAAAAAAGACTAAGATACTTTTGTCCGTAATGTCCGATTTTTTTGAATGTGATAAAACTCACATCGTAATTGACTAGTCAAACATTTATCCACAACTGTGGACGACACGCCCGAGCGGGGGTGCCCCAAAAAACTGATCTGTCAAGTGCAGCTTCTTCAATTTTTAAAAATATCTACTAGAAAATTAATGAATGCAAACATACCAAACAAACACGAATAAACATATAAGTATGCTAACGCTTGCATTCATCAACCTTTCTAAATTAATCTAACACGGACCAATAGCGAATGCCCAAAATATCTGAGCAGTATCTTGCAACATCTGAGTGTGCAGTTTCATTGTAGAAATATTTTACACGCTGACCCTTGATAGCAACTTTAAAAAATATTTCATCGTTACCGTCCTGCCAAACTTTGCATTCATCATCTGCAAACACGGAGTGCCAACTGGCACTCCCGACTGGTGGATGCTTTGCCATTTATTCCTCATCTCCAATTTTATAGTCTGCTGAATTCTTGATGATATTTACAACACCAGAATGCAATCCTTCACGCATATCTTTCAACTCTGAACCATTCCAGCCAGCAGAGATAACACGCTTTGCCAATTTTGTTAAATTGTAGTCACGATTAAAGAATTCAGAGACTTGTAGCATATGGGTTGCAAGTTCTGGGCGGTCTTGTTCTAGATAATACATCGCCAAAATTGTATGATATGCATAAGACTCTGAATCATTAGTACGACTTGCTAGATATCCAACGAAGTCAATACAGGTAGCAATATCAAAATCGGTTGGAAGTCCGAGGAAGTAATCACGAATCTGCAAGTCATTATTTACAGCATAAGTGATAGTCTCAATTTCGCCAGACTTAATATGCAAGTCGTTGATGAATTGTTCAATAGCGAAGTTTACTGTATCAAGTGCTTCGCCTCGTGTTAGTGTTGTTGTCATTTGTTTATCCATTCTTTGTTGGGAGAGTTATTTTATCATTTTTTGTTGTGCTTGTCAACCACCATTTAGGGTAATTAGCAAGTGTGCCGTGTTGAGACAACCACGCCTTTCGGCGTAGTTGCTCCTCGGAATATCCTGCCACTACTTACCTGTTGGGCGGTAGAAATTTTTAGTGTACATCTTTCCGTCAGGCATAGATAGATTATAGGTTGCGTATTCATTAGCGAAACCCCAATCGTTACAACGGGAAAACGCATTGAATGCTTCAAGTGCGTCACCAATTGTGAAAGTGTGATGAGGTGCTTTGCCGTCATAGGCGGTTGTAATTTTGTACATTAGTTATTCCAATCTAGTGTTAAGCATTGACATTTTGTTAGTTGTATTGTATCACCGACCACTGACATTTCTGCCAGCGTGTCGCATTCATCACAGATAAAAATATTTAGTTCATCAGCAAGATTACCCATTTAATTAACCTCCACATATACAGTTGCGTAGAAATCAGGCTTTGGAAAACCTTCACCATTCCAAGTTGGTCTTACGCATACAACATAAGCGAATTCTTTTTCACCTGTTGCTACATTGTCACGCTTTTCAGCCCATTGGATAATTCCTTCTTTGCCACGACGGGCAAGTGAACGGGAACGATAGTATTTGCCTTCTAAGGCTTCTGATAATAGCATATTAGTTGCCACCTTTCTTTGTTGTTACAGATATTGTACCATTGACCACTGACATTTTGTTGAAGTGGGAATTTACAAAATCACTCCATAGTTTATCATTCTTATTACAATCCCAGCAAGTTGTTTCTAGGATATAAGGCAGATCATAGATAGATACATCTGAACATTGTGCTCCGCAAGTGTCGCAGAAACTTTTTACCATAGTGGACATTTTTGCCCCTTTCTTTTTGTTATGCCGTAAGTATAGCAGAACACACTGACATTATCAACACGACACGCCGTAATGCTCATATTTTGAGACGCTTAAAAAGTGTGATAAAAAACACGCCGTAAAGACGGCGTGTCGGCTTGACAGACAATTCGGACATTTCGGGCAGGGGCTGCCCCAAAAAATGCTAGTTGTCAAGTTTATTTTTATGTTTTTGTTTCCTATTATATTTCTTTTTATTACGCAACGGCGTAGCAGCATTACTACGCCGAAGCTCTTGTACTCGTCTAACTTTTTCCATTAGTGATTTGTATTCTTGAAACATTCGTCCCAAAACCTATCTGAGTCAAACTTTTCATTATCGTTAGCAAACATTTCAATAAAATCATTAACTAAATCCTCTAACACAGCCAATTTAATTTCGTCTGCGTATGAGTTAATAATTTCTGCTGTTGCTACATAGTCTTTTCTTGTCATCATTTTATTTTCTCCCCCAGCAAGCACGAGAAAATCTTTCTGTGTCAAACCTATCATTATCTTTTTTCATTACTTCAGAAAATTCGCTTACCAAATCTTCAAACTCTGTAATTTCTAAAGAGGTTGAAAATTTTCTCAAAACTTCTGCGATTACAATGTAGTCTTTTCTTGTCATTTTATTTTCTATCCTTTTGTTAAGTGTAAGGCGGGAGTGTGAGATATTATTCGGCAATCCCGCCTTAACATTATATCATTAGTTACTTTGCTCGGCGATAAGAATAAGAAAGGTAATCCTTTTTATACTTTGCGTTACGATTTGCTGTTGTAACCAATGTGTGAACCTTTACAGCATTTGTGTCGTTGATTGACATAAGTTCACGCTTGCCTTGCGAAATTGTGAAAGTGTATAGCATTTATTTAATTTCCTTTTCTTGTTGTTGGGTTGTGTTGAGCCTTTTTATGTCTTGCTCAGGACATTTGACTATTTAGTCAAACTTACTTAGCGGAGAAAGTTGTCCAACGGTCTTTTCCGTCTACCGACAACTTAACACGAGTACGCTTTGGTGATGATGTTGGCACAATCTCCTTGATTACACCTGTTACCTTTGAGCGTTGTGTTGTGAACAAGTCGCCAATTTGGTAAGTCTTTCCTGTTGCTTCGTCTGTCATTTTTTTGTCCTTTTCTTTTGTTGTTGTTAGTGTCTAATCCTACCATACGGCAGAAACTTTGTCAAGGTTGTGTCTGTGAGCGACAACCGATGTAAGCACATTTTAAGTGTGTCGAGCGATGATAAGTGTATGAATAACGATAAGATTTCGCTAGACTAATCGTCTTAGTCTTTGGAGCGTGATAAACCTTAGCCTGTGAAACGGCGGGAATTAGTGATAGTGCTAATCCTAGAATAATAATCTTCTTATTCATTAGTAATTCCAATCTTTTAAGTCTTTTACAATGGCATACATTACCATAGATAGAGGAATAAGTCCAATCACAAGTGCGATTCGCACGATATATGTTAAAATAATCATTAAATACACCATACACATTCACACTTTGGAGCGTTACCTTTTAGGAATAATCCTAGAAGTTGCTTACGCTGTAAGCCATTTAGTCCATAAGTAGACTTGAAACCGCCATTATTCCAATCGTGGATAATTTGGTTTTCCAAACGGGCGGAAATTTGTAGGACTTTACCTACATTTACTTTATTTAGTGTAGTCATTTTGACCACCTTTCTTTATTGTTATGAATGGAATTCTAGCATACTATTGGGCGAAAATCAACTCGACACGCCGTAGTTTCTAAAACTTTTTTATTTATTTTTTTTTATTTAATTTTTCAATACTGGAAGTATAACACAAAAAATCGCTACTGTCTAGTAACTTAAGACATAATCTCATTATTTGGAGCGTGGCAATTATGACTTACATCACAAGACAAATCGGACATTTTGGACAGGGGCTGCCCCAAAAAATGGCGGGTGTGTCAAATTAACACACCCATTTTTTTATTTTACATCAGGCAATTCATCGTTACCATAACACGCCATCTCAAATCTATTCGGTGAGAAGTTGTGATTATCTTCAAAAAAGAAATCAGAGAAATCACTTACCAAATCTTGAAACGCATCTGGGTGTATTACTTTTTTATTTTCGTTTAGGATATCTGCTACACGAGTGTAATCTTTACGGCTCATCATTTTATTTTATTTCCAATCTTTAAAAATATCGTTTACTTGTTCTAGTTGTTCATCTGTTAGATGATCTAATTGAATCGCATTAGCAAAACCAAAAATATCGTTTTCCATTTTACAAGATCTCCAATTCATCAAATTCATCAACGGGCACGAATACAGACTCTAATTCTGTTTCGTTTAATTCGTCTAGCATAGATTGATATTCATCTGCTAATTCAGACCAGCGGTCTGAGTTGTTATTATCGAATGAGTATGACATTTTAGTCACCTTTCTTTAGTTGTTTATAGGATTATATTATTTTATTTTTTACCAAATATCAAAACCCGCACGACGGGTTGAGATTTTGTTTCTCTCATCATTAGAGAGAGTAGCGAATACTTTATAGGCATTTATTACACTCTCTACATCATTAGAGATAAACTCTTTACCATAGCGAACCGCAATTTCGGTTTCGATTTCTTTATATTTATTCATTTAGTTATCCTTTCAAGATACTTTCTTTTTTTTGCTGACCTGATTATTTGCTTATTTCTAAGGCTCACAGGATTTTTATTTATTTAGTTTTACATTTGGAGAGTATTTCCATCTCCGCAGTTATGACAGTTGAACTTGATTTGTTCACCTGTATTAAACTCATAGTCTACGAGGATTTCAATTCCGCAAGTTTCGCAGTTAGCGAACTCTAAGTAGAACTCATTTTGGCATTCTGTATGAACTGAACAGATTTCGTTTTTTACTACTAGTGACATTTTATTGTCCTTTCTTTTTTTTCTATCTTTATTTTGTTATACCTTAAGGATACACGAGAGCACTGACATTTTCAACTTAGAAATGCGTACAAATTGGACATTTTGAAAAGATTTTTTGTGACTTAGACCACATTTAGATGGACAAAACATAACAAATCGGACATTTCGGGCGGACTATTATTTTTTCGATTTCTAAAAATTTTTATGTATCATACAAAATAAATACCCATTCACATTTTGGTCAAATTTAAAACTGTGAAAATGCTGAGAATAGGATCCAATAAGATATAATTAAAATATGACGAGAAGCTGCGGGACTTGTACAAAATGTTGTGAAGGTTATGTTGGAGTTCCATTTCCATCAGAGTCACAATCATGCTTAAATGTAATAAAAGGCGGGTGTGCAATATATGACATTAGACCAGATCATCCTTGCAAATCTTTTAGATGTGGTTGGTTAAGAGATGTATCTATACCAGAGGAATTAAAGCCAGATAAAGCAAACATAATAATGTACCCATTTGAAATACAGGGTATTAAGTATTTTTATATTATTTCGGCGGGGGAAGTAAATAAAGATCCTCTGGAACAATATTTTACTAGTAATAACATCAATATACTTTGGGATGATAAAAGAATTGGATCTCAAGAATTTTTAGAAATAGATTTTGAAGGCACTATAGATAAAGCACATGATCTATATTACTGATGAGTAACTTAGTTTTTCCAAATTTTAATAGTCTTTAGAATCTTCTTAAAAAAGTCTTCAATAGCCTTTTCCCATTGATCACTTTTAGCTTTTGGATTATCATGAGGTACTCCAAAATGGGGGGATTTGAATTGACTCTTAGCTTGGTGTCTTGGTGCCATCATATATCTATTATATCACTCTCATTATCGAATTTAAAGGACGGGGCGGGAGCTAGAACTTCTCCAAGTTCATGCATAGATAATAGTTTATTAGCATCAGCACCTAACTTATCTGCAATAATCATCAACATATCATAATTTCTCTGCTCCTGGATAAATATAGCTCCTAATAGCTCTCTTATATTGGCTAACATTGGCTCTAATTCATTCATTGGCTTCTCCTAATATATATTCTGTTATATGATCCCATTTGTCATTCTCCATTCCCGCCGAGTTGTTGATATGTAAATCACCATTTTCGGCGTTATCGAGATGTATCCATGGAATATTGCGATCTAATTCTACTTTTCCAGCATATATGTGATCATCGTCACATTTAATATGGATCAAAATAGCAAAATTTTCCTGTTCATTCTCCCCAAACGGCTCAATGTAGGCTCGTTCAGTGATTATTTTCGCCATTTGCGTGTGTTTCTGATAAAAGTGGATAATCTTTATCCATCATGTTGTTAAATTCTTCATCTCCAAGCCAAAAAATGTTCTCTAATACCCGCCATGAAAAGTTTTCTCCTCTTGACATGTAATATTGAATAGCCCAAGACAAAACTTCTGAGTCCAACTTCCGTCCCGCCTCAATAATTTTTGTATATGTTTGTCCATTTACGGTGCGAGTAGAGAAAATAGCTCCAGAGTTGCTTGGCTTGAATGATTCTGGCATATCGGGATTAGTTAACCAGTCACATTTAAAGACCTTACAAGGGATTGTAGGGCGTTCTGCATATGCCCCACATCCTTCGCCTATCTTCAAAAAGCCACATGGGTGTAATTTGCCATCTTCTTCTTGTCCGATCCATGATTCACGACCATCAGATAGCTTAATATCGCCTCTTAAATGCCCTTCACAGCATTTTGTGCAATCTCCACATGATCTTCCATTGACAATAGGCAAAAGGTCCATATTTCCTATTTCCGACTCATTTTTCCGTGATGCGATATGCCAAGTCTTTAGGTGTAACTAGGGCATGAGGCTTTTTTGATAACTTTATGTGTGCTGCTGAAGAATAAGTCCAAGCAACAAGTTGTGAACAAATGACGCTATTCTCGTCTTCCGCTCTTTTTAGGCTAGGAAACCATCCAAGGAAAAGAATTTTAAGTGCAATATTTATAATTGACCAAAATCCGTATCTATCCTTAACAAAATCCAAAGCACGATGCTTGATTCTGTTTCTTTCCTCTTCTGTCAAAGAAGTATCAACCTCTGTATTCCAGATAATCGGCATTCCATCATATTTTGATAGTTCACTTACTGTGACTCCAATTGGACGAGCCTCAACAATCTTGCCATCGCCAATATAAATACCAGCATGGTTCCATTTTGAGCCAGTACCGATTCTTATTAGCCATCCAGCCCAACCATTTGTTCTAACAACAAAGTAATCGCCAATATTAGGCATTTGATATCCCCTTCAAAAGATTCTCGTATAGTTGGATGCCAGCTTTCTGCTCATACCCACATGCTGTACAGTATAGCACGATATTATCGTCTATAAGCTTGTGAACTAGCCAGTAGTTAACATCTCTAAATGAATAATCACTCTTATGGTTTGGGCAGTACAAAGGTTGTACTTTGCCTGCCCTTGCCAAATTGTAGTATTGTGAAAAAACCTGAATTTTCAAAATGCTATGTTCGCTTTCTGAAATACAGATGCCACATACTCATAGAGAGTAGGGTTGCCTGGAACTCTAAGGTTCCAAGTTTTCATATTCCCCGCTCTCGATGGATATAGGTGTGCAGCCACAGCCTTAGGCCAACTATGGTACTTTGCATAGGATGCTTGTAGTTCATCCGTCATACGAAGATCCTGCACCCATGAGGGAGCATCACAGGCATTTTTGTAACCCATAAAGTTCCCCCATGATTCTGGCATGTACTGATAAGCACCACATGCACTGCTTGAGTAAGACGCTCTCAAATATTCGCCAACGCCCCCAGTTTCCTGAGATTTAATTCCGTTAGCCAGTCTTGATATTATAACCTGCTCTGCTACTCTTGATTTTAAATTTAACTTTATGCTATAAGCGGGTAGTGTAAAAGTTTTTCCAGTAGTAAGATCATCAACTATGAAAATTTCATTACTGTTATTCTTTTTATTATTATAATCTATATTAATAATATCTTTAATATTAACTAAGTTAATAAATTTATTAATATATAATATATTTTTATTATACACGATTTTAATCGCTGGTAATGCGTGAACTTCAGAATTCGCACCAAAAAATAATGTGAGAATCATCACACCTACCATTGTCCATGCTGTTCTTATCCTTGCTATGTTCTCATTGTTCATTTTGAACCTCCTGGGGTAAAGAGTAGTAAACATAATCGTATCATGATATACTAGGAAAAACAAGTGGGAGCGTAATTTTGGTATGAGAATTTCATTTACTGGTGATGCAATGCGTTACATGACTAAAAATGCAGGATATGGTCAAGCAGCAGAAATGATATACAGATCTTTTATCAAACTTGGTATAAATTGTGGATTTGAAATACCTAATCCAGATATTGAGATTTCTTGGTCTGATCCATGGAACCATAAATTTAAAAATAAAAATGCTTACAAAATTGCTTACTCTGCTTGGGAGTCTACTGGATTAACAGAAGAACAAATTAAAAATTTTGAACAAGCAGATGAAATCTGGGGAACTTCTCCTTGGGTAGCAAATATTTTTAAACATCATTTTCCAGATAAGCCCGTATTTTATTATAAACACGGAATTGACGAAAGGTTTGTTCCAAAGAAAAGAACATCTGCACATGAACCTTTTACATTTTTACATATAGGTGAACCATTTGCTAGAAAAGATGCTCAAATGCTTACAGAGGCTTTTATAGAGCTATTTGGTGATGATCCAAATTATAGGCTTATTATGAAAGCAGCAAGAATGAATACTGTTAAAGTAAAAGATAGGTGGGGCTATTGGTCTTCCCCGTCCTCACTTTACAAAAACATAATTTGCATTGACACATTTTTTACAAACGAGCAAATGCTTGATCTATATAACCTTTCAGATGTATTTGTTTATCCATCATGGGGGGAAGGTTTTGGATTTCAACCTTTAGAAGCACTAGCAACTGGAATGCCAGTTATAAGTACAACAGATTGGGCGGATTACAAAAAGTATATTCCATTTGTAATTGAAACAGAATTATCAACAAACCCTTGGCAAAAAATTCATCCTGGATTTATGTATAAGCCAAGCAAAAAAAGTTTAAAAGAGCAAATGGTTAATTGCGTAAATAATTATAAAGATGTGACGCAAACCACATTTAGAAAAGCTTTTGAAATTCATCAAGAATACGATTGGCTGGAAGTTACAAAGCCAGTTGTTCAAAGGCTAAAAGAAATATATAAAAATCTTTAAATTTTGATTTTAAAAGAACCGATATGGTACACTTAAGACTCAATCTAAAAAACTAGGAGAAGTAATGTCTAATACTATTGAAAACCCATATGAAAATTTTATTGCGTTGTCTCGATATGCAAGATGGCTTGAAGATGAAAATCGCCGTGAGACATGGGGTGAAACAGTAGATCGTTACTTTAACTTTATGGTTAATCAACTTGAAACAAAGCATAACTACAAGCCAGATCCAAAGCTTGTTGAAGAGTTGCGTGATGCAGTATTTAATCGCAATGTTATGCCATCAATGCGTTCTGTTATGACAGCAGGACCTGCACTTGAAAGAGAAAATGTTGCTGGATACAACTGTTCATTTCTTCCAGTAGATAATGCTCGTTCATTTGATGAAGCAATGTATATTCTAATGTGTGGCACTGGTGTTGGATTCTCTGTTGAGTATAAGTACATCAACAAACTTCCCGCCCTTCCAGAAACCCTTGAGAAGTCTTCTACAGTAGTTATTGTCGGAGACTCTAAGGAGGGATGGGCTAAAGCTTATCGTGAACTACTAGGACTATTGTGGGCTGGACAGATTCCACAAATTGATGTAAGCAAGGTTCGTCCTTCTGGTGCTCGTCTTAAGACAATGGGCGGAAGATCATCAGGTCCTCAACCATTGATTAATCTTTTTGATTTTACAATTCAAGTATTCAAGGGAGCACTTGGTCGTCAACTAAAGCCAATTGAATGTCACGATATTATGTGTAAGATTGGTGAAGTTGTAGTTGTTGGTGGTGTTCGTCGTTCAGCAATGATTTCACTTTCAAATATTAATGATATTGAAATGGCACAAGCAAAAGCTGGTAATTGGTGGGAATCAAATTCACAACGTGCACTAGCAAATAACTCTGTCGCATATTCACGTAAGCCAGATATGGCACAATTTATTGCAGAATGGAAGTCTTTATATGATTCGAAGTCGGGCGAAAGAGGTATCTACAATGTGGCAGCAGCCCAAGCACAAGCAGCAAAGTTTGGAAGACGTAGTGCCGATATTCACTATGGAACTAACCCTTGTTCAGAAATTATCCTACGTCCTTATCAGTTTTGTAACCTTTCAGAAGTCGTACTTCGTGAAAAAGATACAGTGGAAGATGTTACAAATAAAGTCCGTCTTGCATCCATTCTAGGAACATGGCAATCAACACTTACAGATTTTAAGTATATTCGTAAGATTTGGAAAGATAATACTGAAGAAGAACGTCTACTTGGAGTTTCTCTTACAGGACAATTTGGGCATAAGTTCTTTTCTGGTCAAGAAGGATTAGATAAGCTAGCAGATATTCTTTCTAATCTTCGTCAATGGGCAGTAGATGTTAATATTGTAGAGGCAGAGAAAATTGGGATTCCCGCCTCAGCAGCAGTAACTTGCGTTAAGCCTTCGGGCACA